CCTGTCCCTGGTCCACTAAACCCTATCGTTGGAGTTGCCGTAAAGCCACTACCGCTGGCGGTGATCGTGACACTCACTACAGCCCCCGCCACAACATTCGCTGTAGCTGTCGCACCTGCTCCAGTCGTGTCTGTGCTATCATTAGTAATCGTGACAGTAGGCGCTGACGTATAACCAGATCCTCCATTGGTCACCGTAATCTGTGTCACTGACTTGCCGCTCTCGATGTCTGCAAAGGTAGCAGTTCGACCATGGTCAATCATCATGCGACCCGGAGAGTCATCATTATCGTAGATGTAAGTGCCATTGCCTAAGAACTCATGCCAAAGCGGGTAAACCTCACCCGGTGTCTCACAGACTGCGAACCGCTCAACGGTTTTGATCTGCCGTGGTAAAACAATACAGCCCTCATTTGTGCAGAATCGATACCTAGCAAACCCTCCCACCACATGTTGGGCTCTATTCAACAACCGTTGCTGAGCCTCATTAATGAGGTCAGTCACATAGGTGTCCGTGCTACACTTGCCAACGGCTCGTGCAACCTTCTCCTTAACCTCACCTAGTGTCAGATAGCTCATGCTCGGTAGTAAATGCGGCTCGTCCGCTTGATCCAGTAACCTGCCTTATACGGATTCAAATTGTTGAAGGCTTCGCCTATCGTCTCAACAACAGAGGTGGTCTGTAGACCTGCCAAGTGAAACTGATTCTGGGAATTTTCTGTATGCCCTGAATCCTCATGGAAGAAATTGCTACTGTTCCCGCTTGGGTCACTGCTCACGGTGGCACTCCCACTTGTGCCTCGAATGTAGGTTTGCCCATAGTGATTGTGGTCTGCCATGTTGGCAGTGCTCAGTGTGATAGTATCAGCACCACCAGTTGCGCCTAGTGCAACACTCGCGCCTGATGGCAGATTCCCCACATGAATTGGAACCCTTCCCTGGTAATCTGTGTCTTCCTCCCACATGGGACCGCTAGCGTTTCCTGCTGTGCCCGCGTCACCTCCATCAAAAGTCTGAAGCGTGGTTAGGTCACTGTTCCACCAGAGCCTCACCGGGCTAGCAGTATTGTAAGGATGCCTAGCTACCCAAGCCCCAGAGAGCCACTTGTAAAATCGATCATCCGTGGTATTATACCACAGCTTGTCACGATCAGTGGCGGCTGGTTGACTTGCAGACGTAATGATGATCGTGAAGCTACTAGACTCCAGAGACACCTGTGACTCTTCCGCAAACTTGTTCAACAACTCTTGCGGGGAGTTTGGATAGCAATAACCCTCGGGCAAGTTGCCTGGAATAATTGGTAAGTTTGCTGATGCCATTTTACTTCAAAGTTGTATAGCTGTAATCACTAGGAGGGCAACCTGTGTATGACACAGCCGCCTGTGTGCTAGATGGACAAGCCCCTGCAACATCCTCCGGCACTGACCTAGCGCCTAAGAGCAATCGCTTGATTCTAGCGTAACCTGTAATCTCGAAACGCATTGCAAATGCAAATCCACGGTTATGTGGCTTCTTGGCCACACTATCGCACGTATTTGCGAACTCAGGAAGTCTAACACGACTCCTGTATTGTTCCAAGTAATTTGCAGGAACATTGCAAGTTGCAAGATTGCAGTCCCGATAAGCCGCATGTTCTTGCCAAGTGTGATGCGTTTGCCACATCGGATCGTCATCAGGACGAAACTTCGACGTAAAATCCACCTGACCCGTCAAGCGATCATACCACAAATCAGCAGTCCTAAGCAGTTTCTCGCCAAACCCCTGGTCTGCGAACCCATAACTTGGCGTCTCAATGACCCATTCAATCGGGTTGTCATAGCTGTCAAACTTGTCATTTTTCGACAACTCCCAGAGCTCAATGTCGCCGTCCGTGTCAATAGCAAACAGAAAACACCGATCCACCGTGGGATGGTAAACCACTTGAAGAACCTGCAACCCTGTCCATACACCTTCCCAGACAGGTTGAGACCGATCAAACATCCTCGACACCGGGTTAAAGTCCAACGCTACAAGACCTCTGTGGGCTACTCCCCGGTCTTCGTTGTTGGTTTTGTAGGTGTAGGGTGAAACAGTTTGGAGAAGTCTGTTGTCAAAAAGAGCACTAGAACCGAAGCCAAGCAGAGATTCATTATCACCTCCCAGTGCTCGGCTAACCTCTTCGCTAAGTGGAGTATTGACCCAAGTTCCATGATCTCTTCGAGCAACTGCAAAGCTGCGGATTCCGTCGTTTGCGCGATACCAGATATCGCCGTTAACATTGATAGTCGATGATTGCCCACTAGCCCCGGCAGCAAGCACTGAGATTGTTTGAATAGGAGACTGTAGGTTCTGCCAAGCATCTCTGTCAAATGGCGCATTGACAGACAACACTCCCCTTTCAGTAAATACTTGCAAAGGTCCCTGCGCCGTGGTAGTGTCTTGGACAGCGACAGATTGCATTGCTGTGATCCGTCCGCTTTGGCTTGGAACAACAAAAGCTCCTCCGCCGTTCAAAAAAGTGTTCTCAGTAAAACTCAGAACATCAGCGGTGCTTTGTGTCAAACTATAAGCCAAATCACCTGCAATAAAAGTCCTTCGGTCTTCACTGGCTACCCAGATACGCCCTCCGTTGTAGCACATCACAGTGCCAACTGGGATCTCATTACCCCCATTGATCCTTGGAATACTCCTTCGAAGTGTAGCCCCGTTAAAAATGAGCGGTATGGAACTCCCGTCTTGAATAATTAGGAACTCCTCGGCTTGAACCATCCAGACTTGAGGTCGGTCAGAAGGATTCACTTGTCCGCTAACTCCGGACAAGTCAGTGACCTTGCGGTCTGAGGTATCAATCTTGAAGACTCGCCCAGATATACAGACAATCAAGTGACTGTTGCCCTGGGTATCTGTGTAGGGGTGGGCACCTTGCCAGCACCCGTCCTCGAAAAGATCACGAAGAGCGGTATCCGTCGTGCCGTCCGCCGCAAGGAACTGAAGCGCTAGCGAACTCCAGCCAGGACGGCACTCGGGATAACCGTTTCTCGTTGTCCCGTTGACTAGCCAGGACAACTGGGAAACCGGAAGCGCAATACTAGCAACAGCAGAACTAACCCCTTGAGAGATAGCACTGAAGCCACTGTAGGTCGCTTTCGGGTCATTCCTCACTTACGTGCAAGTTTTCCTCGGTCTTTTTCGATATTGCCCTTCAGGTTAAGTAGCTGAGTCTTGATGTCAGCATTATCTGTAGTGGCAATGATAGTGTTCAAGTGATCTGCGAAGGCACCCAAAGCACCATCAGCAGCCCGTCCTACTCGTGTGCTCTTAGCAAAGGCACTGTAGGCAAGCAATCCAAAGCCAATGGCGACAATAAGAGCTGCCACCAACGCAATAAACGACGGAGACTGCAAATACTCTCCGCTTTCCTTGGCTCCGGCATCCTGTTGCGTGGTATGAGAAAGCTTGATGGATTCCGCGACGGGAATTCCCTCTGCGTTAACGGCGACGGGGGTGGTGATTTTTTCCACCATCAAGCTTTGCTGGTTCGCAATGGATTCCGTTGCCTTGACGGATTCAGTGCGTTTGTCGGGTATCAAACTACCTGCACAGGCAGTAAGAGTCAAAATTGCGAGAATTGATAGGGTCTTTTTCATTTCAGTAAACTTAATACGATATCACGGGCAACCTCATTAGTCACCGCTAGAATCACTATCGCCCCAATCACAGTATATTCAACAGTTTTCAACCGTTTTTCTTGGCGTCTCTGGCGCTGAACAATTCCCTGAATGCCCTTATCTTCATCCCCCGAGATTGCCAGCTTGATGTCATGCACAAGCTGCTTCAACTCATCCAACTGAACTTTAATGTCCTCGCCCATCACGCAAAAATATAACCATACACATGACAGTCTGCTGTGCCACTGGCAGCGCCCACAGTCACGCGAAAATAAAGAGTCGAAGTTGTAAAGGTGTCTGTGGTGGCGGCTGCTGTCAACGTTAGTTGCTGTTGCTTGCCTCCAGCCGTCAAGTTAGAAAGTGTCCCTGGTCCACTATTTGCGAGTGCTGTCCCACCTCCTCCTGTGCCTGTGAAGAACCCTGCCTGCGCTGCCGAGATGTCTGCACTGGCATTCTCAACAATGATCTTATCAACGGCATAGCGTGAAGCCGTGACAGTGATGTTATTGTCATTTGGACCACTGGTCATGTCCACACCAGTCACTTCACCTAACAACCCGTAAGTGGCAGTCAGCAAACTAGAAGCAGGTGTCGTTTCAATTCCAGCAGCGGTTGCGATACAAACCTCACCATTCGTCAAACCCCCAGCTGCATCAACAGTGACCACTTCGTTGTCTGCCACACCTGTGTCAACGATTGCCGATGTGCCCAACCCTAGAGTTGAACGCCCTGTGGCAGCATTAACAGATTCAATACCACTTGCAGTAGCACGACAAAGTTCCCCATTTGTTAAACCCGCCGCGTCGTCAACTTCCAGGGAGTCGTCATCTGCAACACCCACAGTCTTCACAGAAACCGTGTTAGATGCGTCATTAAACGCAACAATTCCCGTTCCTAGTCCCTCTAATTGAACACTGCTAGGCAGGTCTGCTGTCTCGTTCTCAACTGTTAGGTAGGTAGAAGAGTCTGGGGCTGTGCCGCTAGCCGCCGTTCCTGTGGGTCCTTGTAGCCCTGCCGGTGACACGCTAGAGTCATTAGAGATGACTGTGCTAGGTGCTGCGTTACCTGGGTAAGCACTAGTGGCAGCATCTTCCAGATTCTTGAGAATCACAGAGGTTGATGTTGGTGTGCTCTGCACTTCCATGTGACCAGCCGTTTGCACAAACAACACCTGTCCCGATGTCATCCAGCTACTATCGTCAACAGTGACTGTGACGTTGGCCAGCTCTGCAGGCATCACGAAGGTGCCATCTGTCAACGTGTAGGCGTTGACGCCATTCGTGCCATTACTGCCATTGCTGCCGTCTGAGCCCGCTGGACCAGGAACTTGAACAGTAGCTGTCCCTGAGCACGGAGAGCAACAGTCAGCAGGCGTTGGAAGTGAACTAGCCATAAGCTACCAGAAGAGCATAATCCAAATGATTAAGCCTAACAAGAATAACCAACTACAGATTTCCCTATTACGGGGTGGGCTCATTGATGTCAATAGCGTCACCGTTGTCAGCAGGTGCTTCTTCGGCAACTGCAACTTCTGCGCTGTCGGCTGCGCCAATAAGCGCCGCAACTTCTTCTTGAGTTGGGAACTCAATAGAGGTTGCGTTAAACGTATCAACCGCAGCCTTAAGCGCCGTATATAAACCCGGCAACTTGTCCATGCGGGGATCTTCTTTGAGCTGTTGGCGCTTCATCAAATCCGCCTCGATGCTTTGCGCCACGTTCTGCACGAGCCTTGCCGCTCGGATTGCCTCGTTCTTTTTGCCCCGAACGAGGCTTAGGGCTACTTGTGTCTTTGTCATAAGATTTACTGAATCCTAAACCACCCCGCCAACTCAAGCTTGAAGATGGTAGCTGCTGGGAAGTTGTTTGCGTAATTTATTGTTGTAAGGCCAGTTGCGCTGTTGTCTCTCAGGTCCAAAGTATCATCCTCAGTGTTAGCGGGAAATGCCTTAACGTCGCCTGCGACAGTAGTCATACCTGAAAACCCAACTGTGACATGAGAGACACCATCGCTGCTGCCAGCATCAAAGCTAAAATCAGTCGTATTAAGTATGATTTTCGCGGGACCCGAGACAGAGGCCCCTATATCCGTAGAGGTAATTTTAACCGAGACAAAGGCCAGTTTTCGCTCACGATCAATAATTGCCGAACCGGACTGAACTGAATAGGTCGCGTTGCTAGGAGTCGCTCCAAATTCCAAAGTTGGAGTAAAAACGACTTCATCGTTTGGTAGAGGATCGAACAACCGGGTCACGGACGTAGCCGAAAGATCCAACTGATTCGAACTCTCGTCAATGATGTCTCCGTCAGACTGAATATTGCGACCTTGGTATGACACAAGCGCACCTACCTGCCCCACAACGCTGCTGTTGGTCCATGTGGTCGGCGTAGTCCCTGTCGCTATAAACTCAACGCCCGTTGCGTTCGACGCTGCGCCAACGTTGGTAAAGTCATCCCCAGCGATAAACGTCTCGATACGATACTTTTTACCAACAGTTAGCGTCCCACTCGTGGCGGTAGTCCCGTCACTCCATTGGTCTTCTGGAGCAACAACTAGATCATATTCTCCGCTCCCACCCAGGTCAGTATTTCCAACGATACCACCTTCGATACGCCCATCAGCATATGCTGGGCCCCCGTTGTTATCTTCACCAACGCGGAAAGATCCTCCTTTGTCTTCCATCGCAACGTAGTCATCATCATTTGCCGCTGAGATAGAGCAATCATTCCCATTGACTCTCAATGTCACGCCATTCATGGCCGTGGACCCCCCCGTCCCGTCATAATAGACCTCGACAAGATACCATTTGGCAGATTCCAAAGCTAACGTTGTGGCCGTAGCAGACACTACTTGAGACACACTGTAAAGCCCGAAAGAGCAAGAAACCACTGCTGTTGACTGAGAAAAACCACTCTCGTTTACCGGAATCGTAGCGCCCACAAATAGGGAACCCGGCAGATATATCCTTGATACAGATTGCAAAACGAGCATAGATCTTGTTGTCGTTTGTCGCATCCCCACCCACCAACAAATCAGACGTATCAGGATTTGCAAGACTACTAGCAGACCCATCAAAAATTGCAGCATTGACAGGATCCTTCGACAACTGACGCTCGTTGATGTAGTCTTGAGTTTTATTGCCCATCAAGTCATTGGAAGAATCAATGAATTGATTGTTCGTACCTGCGTCTAGGTATGCTCCTAACAACGTATTGTTCACCAGATAATTGTTATTACTGCCTGCGTCGAACGAGATGTCAGCCACGCTAGCTGCTAAGGTAAACGAATTGTTAGTGAACGATGAATTTGTTACAGAGATGCATCTGATTCCATACGTGGGAGCGTTGCTGGAAAGCTCAAAGTGATTATTAATCACCGACACATTTTTTACCAAATCTGAAAGATCTCCTGATAGGTAGATGATCTCAGTAGCAGGGAACGAAGATCCTTGCACAAAGTTACCTTCGATCAAAACACCTTCAGCCTTGAGAGTGCTTTGACTCAGTCTTACTAGAGACATGGATGCCCCGTTGTGATGGTTATTTATGAT